AAAAGCAAAGGCGACTGAAAGGGCTAGAAAAAGGGCGCAAGGTGTCGACCCGAGGGCAAAGGTTGCCAATGGCTAAGGTAGGCAGCATATTGGGCAGACAAAGTTAAATGGTGATAAGATAGCCTCACTTGGGCGTATCCTTGTGGGTTAAGTCCGTAAGTGCAAATTTTTACCTTGTGGGTCAAAATGGCAAAACAGCAAATCGAACAAGTCTCTATTGAAGCGCTAATTCCTTATGCCAGGAACAGTCGCACGCACTCAGATGCTCAAGTTGCACAGATAGCCGCAAGCATACGCGAGTTCGGATTCACAAACCCTATATTGATAGACGCAGACGGCGGCATCATTGCTGGTCACGGACGCACTATGGCGGCTCGCAAGCTGGGGCTGGACGAAGTGCCATGCATACGGCTGACAAACCTTACTGGAGCGCAAAAGAAAGCCTACGTCATTGCTGACAACAAGCTGGCGCTAAACGCTGGGTGGGACAAAGATTTACTGCGGTTAGAGCTAGTGGATTTGCAGGAATTAGACTTTGACCTAGAACTTACTGGCTTTTTAACTGGTGAACTAACAGACGCTATGTTTGGCGAAGAATTATCGCAAGATTCGCCAGATGATTTTAAAGAAGTAGGTGAATCAGATATGAAGCATACTTGTCCTCGTTGTTCGTTTGAATTTGATGATTAAGTACAAGATTGCGACAGTAGCAGAAATTAAGCAAGCCGCAGCTACCAGCAAGCCAAAATTTGAAGCGGTGAGTTTATTTGCAGGTGGCGGCGGTTCGTCTACTGGATACCGCATGGCTGGCGGGAAAATACTTGCAATTAACGAGTTTATCCCAGCCGCAATTGATACTTATAGAGCAAACTGGCCTGATACGACTATATTGCCGGGCGATGTTCGCAAGCTAACTTCAGAGCATATATTAGAGGCGATTGGCAAATCAGAGGGGGAGTTAGACCTATTAGATGGCTCGCCGCCCTGCTCTGCATTTTCTACAGCAGGAGCAAAAGAAAAAAACTGGGGAAAAACTAAAAAATACTCTGATGCAGAGCAATCTAATGTTGAGGACTTATTCTTTGAATACATACGCATTTTACGAGGAATAAAACCCAAGGTTTTTGTTGCAGAAAATGTTGCTGGTCTAGCAAAAGGGGCTGCAAAAGGTTATTTGAACGAAATAATTAGAGGTTTGAGAGATAGCGGTTATGAAGTTGCCTGCAAAGTTTTAGACGCTAAATGGCTTAACGTGCCTCAATCTAGGAATAGAATAATATTTGTTGGCATAAGAAACGATATTTTTAAGTCTGAGTGGCGCGGCTTATTGCACCCAAAACCGCAAAAAAGTTGCGTTTCGCTTGAAAGCGCTTTTAACGGTTTAGTACTTACACATGACGACGTAAAAGAAACATCGTTAAAAAAATTTGCGGTATATGAACTATTAAAAAATATGGATGTTGGCACAACGCACAAAAAGGCTTTTACTTTAACCAAAAATAGCCCATACAAACCAAGCGCCTGCATAACCGCAACGACTGCAAAAATTGGTGCTCGCGAAACATATCATTGGGACAACAGAGCGCATACTGTCTCAGAGATTAAACGCATTATGTCCGTGCCAGATGATTACGTTTTAACTGGCCAATATAAACAGCAAGTTGAGCGCCTAGGGCGCATGGTGGCTCCGCACATGATGAAGGCCGTCGCTGAAAATTTATATAACCTAGGAGTATTCAATGAAAGATATACCTAACGACTGGACATTTAAATCTTCCAGTGTAGCTGACCAATTTGACCAGCACGTTAGAGAGCAATTGCCGTGGTATGAGTTAGCTAGCGGCTTAACTGCACACGTTATTCGACACTACTTACCTGAAAACGGCTTAATTTATGATATTGGCGCATCTACTGGGAATATAGAAAGGTCAATCGCTGATATTTTAAAAAGTAGAAATGCAACACTTATTCCTATTGACAATAGTGAGGCTATGGCCAGCATTTATGCTGGGGAAAGTACGCTTGAGGTGGCGGACGCAGCGACCTATGATTACCAGCCGTTTGACGTAGCGACTTTGTTTTTAGTGTTGCAGTTTATGAGTATCACAGACCGCAGGCAACTTGTAAAAACATTGTTAAGTAAGGTTCGTGATGGCGGCGCAATTATAGTGTTTGATAAGATAATCATAGAGGGTGGCTATGCTGCTACTGTTATGCGTAGAGCGACTATGGCTGGCAAGCTGGCAAGCGGCGCACCAACCTCAGAGATTGTCGCAAAAGAGTTAAGCATAGGGGGAATACAAAGACCTATTCCTGAAACATACTTTACGTTTTATATGCCAAACGCTATTGAAATATTCCGCTTTGGAGAGTTTGCGGGCTACCTTATTGAGAAGCCAGATAATGGCTAAGATAGGAAACCAAGGCGATGGTGGAGGCCGCCCAATAGTAGTGTTCAATACCGCACAGGTGGCGCAGGTAGAGGCGCTTGCCGCTGTATTGTCCAAAGGGCAAATGGCTGATTACTTTAGTATTGGCGAGAACACTCTGCGCGAGGTCGAAAGTCGTCAACCTGAAGTTTTGGAGGCGTATAAAAGAGGAAAGGCCAAAGCTATCGGTAATGTGGCCAAGAACCTTATTGGTCAAGCGCAAGCAGGCAACATATCGGCGGCTATCTTTTACTTAAAGACACAAGCAGGTTGGAAAGAGGACAAAGAGCAAACAGACACACGCCCAACGGTTAACATCAACTATATAACACCAAGTGGCGACAATAAACCCAACTAGACCCCAGCACGAATACATTACAGCGACAAAGCGATTTCCCGCGTTTGTAGCTGGGTTTGGCGCGGGTAAGACTGAGGCGGCTGTTTTGCGGTCAATATTGGGCTTGTTGCGGAACCCTGGATGCAATAGAGGTTTCTACGAGCCGACCTATGACTTAATCCGCATGATTGCTTTCCCAAGGTTTGAGGCAGCGCTGAACGAACTTGGCATTGCTTACACGTTGATAAAGTCGCCAAGCAACTACATTGACATACACGGGTACGGGTATATCTACTTTCGCTCTATGGACAACCCAAGCCGGATTGTGGGCTATGAACACGCAGACGCTGATGTAGACGAGCTGGACACGCTAAAGAAAGACGACGCGGCTTATGTGTGGCGGCAAATCCTAGCCCGTAACCGGCAAAAGAAACAAAGCGGTGAGACGAATACAGTAGGGGTTACGACTACGCCAGAGGGGTTTAGGTTTGTATATGAGACATGGAAGAAGACGCCAAAGCCTGATTACCAAATAATCCAAGCGCCAACCGAGTCAAACCCGCACCTACCGCCCGATTACATTAGCGGTCTGAGAGAAATCTATCCTGAGCATTTATTAGCCGCGTACTTAGATGGCAGCTTTGTTAACTTAAACAGTGGCACAGTCTACGCCAGCTATAACCGCACGGCACATAATACAAACGAGGCTATACGCAAAGACGAAAAGGGCGCGGAACCATTGTTTATCGGGTGTGACTTTAACGTAACCAAGCAAGCGGCTACCGTGTATGTACGCAGAGACGGTGGCAGCCAATGGCACGCTGTGGATGAGTTGGTCAATATGTACGATACGCCAGAAATGATACGAATCATTAAAGAGCGTTACGACGGCCACAAGATTTACATATACCCAGACGCAAGCGGAAAGGCTCGCAAGACGGTTAACGCCTCGTTGTCTGATATATCCTTGTTAGAGTCTGCCGGATTCACTGTTAGGGTAAATAGCAAAAACCCAAGCGTTAGGGATAGAATCATGGCTACGAACGCGGCATTAGAAGGTGGCCGGATATTTATTAGCACCAAGGCTTGCCCTACTGTTGCACAAAGTTTAGAGCAGCAGGTTTACAAAAATGGCGAGCCTGACAAGACAAGCGGCAACGACCACCAAAACGATGCAACGACTTACCCGATAGCATTTGAAATGCCCATCATTCGGCCTGTGGCTAACGTCAGCTTTGGCTTTGCTATGTAAAGTGCGTAAAATACGCATAAAGGACACAATATGACAGTAAGCACGCAACACCCTGAGTATGCTAAATACGCACCTGTTTGGACGCGCACACGTGACGCTGTAAAAGGTTCTCGGGCTGTTAAAGAGAAAAAGCACGCCTACTTACCGGTTCCTGATAACGAATCGGGCGAAGAAGCAAAAGGAACTGAGACCATCCGATACCGTCAATATATCAAGCGGGCGGTATATACCAACTTTACAGGCCGGACAAAAAACGCGCTAATTGGTGCGGCTTTCCGTAAGCAGCCTGATTTTGTAGTGCCGGATTTAATGGGCTACTTGCTGAACGACGCTACAGGCGACGGCTTGTCATTGGTGCAGTTAGCTAAAGACGAGCTGTCTAACCTGCTAGAAACAGGCCGCACGGCTTTCTTAGTCGACTACCCAAGTGCTGATGAAGGTTTAAGCGCGGAACAAGTAGCAATGCTAAACCTACAGGCCAACATCATTCCCTATAGCGCAGAGCAGGTAATTAACTGGCGCACTGAGAGCATGAACGGTCGTCGCCTGCTAGTGCAAGTGGTGTTGGCTGAGAACTACAGCGCACAGCGTGACGAGTTTGACCACACAACAAAACCGCAATACCGCGTGTTACGTTTACGTGAGGACGGATACACCACGCAGCTATATCGCGAAGATGAGGCTTACAGCGAGGAAACGTACCCGACAAAGGCTGATGGCTCACGCTGGAGGGAAATTCCATTTCAATTTGTAGGCGCTAAGAACAACGACGCAACGATTGACG